GAATCAGAGTTGCGCTTTTTTGTCGGACAACCTAGAACGGGAGGGTACGGTATTACTCTGACCGCCGCAGACACTATGGTCTACTACTCTAATTCTTACGATTTAGAAATTCGGTTACAGTCAGAAGATCGTGCGCACCGTATCGGGCAAACAAAATCAGTTACGTACATTGATCTTGTGTCACCCAATACGACGGACGAGAAGATATTAGAAGCCCTTCGAAGCAAAATTAACATAGCCAGCACCGTTCTCAATGAAGATTTCGGTGACTGGCTGCGTTAACCACCACTCCTGATTACATCGCTAGTTATATCAAACGGATACATCTGCGCAAATCTTGCCCTACTTTCTGCTGAAGATGCAGCAGGCTGTGGGGCGGGAGCCGCGGGCCGTGGGGCAGGCTGCGGTCTAGCTTGTGCTTGAGGCGTGGGCTGTGGTCTAGGACGCTGTTCGAGCGTAACCGGGTCTCTAGCCAACGGCCGCCGCATAGGCTGATCGAAGTCAGTTCCTCGTGGCTGCATCTGCGCGGTAGGCGCTCCTTCGTAATCAGAAAACTCTAAGTAATCTGTTAATGCACGACCGCCTACGCTTCTTAACACGCCTTTTAATCGCCCGTATATCTGTTGCCCTTCTTTAAGACTTTTGGAACGTCGCAATAGATCCACTAAAATTTCACCATCCTCTTGTTGAATAGCTTCAGTTAATACCTCCCAAGCTTTTCCATGGGGAAGTTTGTTAGCAAGGTTGTTTAGAACTTCACCACCCATTCCGGGGGTTTGAATATCGCCACCCCTAATACCCATTTTTCTGGATAACGCCGAGCCGGCTTTGACACCAACAAACCTTGCCACAAGCCTTTCCACCATGGATGCACCTTGTATGGCAGAATCATCTAAAACGCCCTGCTCTGCGCGATCTATTGTCTTTTGGAATTTCTCGGCCGCGTTAAAGAATGCGTTCCAGTTTTTAACTTCGTTGGCCGATACCACTCCACGGCTTTCCAGCACGTTCATTACGGATTGATTTCCCCTAGACACGGGACCCATCAGGTAGTTACGAAGCTTAACGAAATCGACCCCGGCTTCTGTATCTCCACCGGAATGACGCCAAGCAGAATCGTAGATAGTTTGTTTCAATCCTTGTTGAACTTTATTTACAGGGGGGCCTACAAAGTCAGGGCTTGTTTGCGATGCCCTAGCTTTATAAGCTTTTTCCGTAAAACCGATAAGCCGGTTTAAATTTTTCAGAGCGTTAGGCGCGGGTCTTTGTCCGGGCACGCCCAGTAATCTATCTATTTCTAAAGAAGGAGACTCATCTTTGCCCAAGAAAGTCTTAAAAGAACCTATGGCGTCTAGCTTCTGTTCAATTGCTGCGCCTCTTTCCCTGAGACCCGAAAGCATAACTTGCGCTTTGCCGGCGTCTTGGAGATCCTCGAAGAGCTTAGGGAACTGTGTTTGAAGCAACTCGCCTTGGTTGCGCATAAAGGTGTTTAATGCGTTGACGTTAACTTCACCGGTAGTCGGATTAACAACGTTGCGATCACGAGCAAGGCGACGCAAAACTACTTCTTCCGCACCGCGAAGAGTGCCTTTGAGCGATTCTAACTCGGCTCTTTCGGCGTCCGGCACTTCTCTAATAACGAAATCTAGCGCGTCATCAAGCTCTTTAATCCGCAAAGATGTGGGAAGACCCGTTGTAGCGCGAAGCTTATCTCCGGCCAACTCCGGTATTAAACGATTGCCGCCTTTTGCGTTTTTGGCATACAACGTTCCTCCAAATCCTCGGGTAAATACATCGTTCAGAGATTTAGAAAAAGAATATGCCGCGTCCAAATTCTTTATGGCATCTAGCTGAGCCGGATCCATGGCCGCAATTTCTTCCGGGGTCATACGGCCCAAGCTGCGTGTTCCAAGATCTTCGCCCGCCGCATTAGCTAGTTTAGAATAGAACCCCGCATCCGAAGCTCTGTTGGAATCTGCGGAATTTTGTCGAGCAAGCTTAAGCACGTGAGAACGGAAACCGATCAGGTCTCCGGAAGTTACCTTAACCGCATCGGGTACTTGATCTGCCGCTTCCATGATTCGTTTTTGCGTAGTGTTTAGTGCCAAGCTTTTCTTAGCCAGTTTTAACGCCGCATTTTTCTGACGGGTCAGTGCGGGTCTGCTCTCTCTAGCCAAGCCTTCCACTTGTCCGTCATCGGATCGAGCTTGCGTCTGCATTGAGCGCAACTCATCTTCCAATCTAATCAAATCATCCTGCGTCTGAATATTTCTTAAAGTTTTTACCGTGTCTCCGTCATTACCCAGCGCGCTACCTACGGCAAGCTGCAACCTATTGCCTGTTTCATCGACTTGATCCAAGATAGGTAAGGCAGACGACTCAATCTCCGCAATCTCAGCTTGCAGCTTGGCTACTTGATCTATTTGAGCATCATTTACTTCCGGAGCAATGCGCTTAATAAACTGCCTAACCACCGGATCAAAGGTTAAAGACTTTTCTGGAAGACCACCGGTACGTGGGTTTAGTTCATCTAGATAAGCTTTAAGAATGTTACCCGCGTCTAATTCTATGGTCTTGTCTACCTCCCCATAAAGACGCCCTTCGATTTCACGCGCTTTAGATAACGCCGTGTTTACGGTATCAAAAATGGCGTTACCCGCCGCGGCGTATTCTTCGTCGGTAGTGGCCGCGACCCGTGAAGCGCGGTCTAAGGCTCGTACGGTGTATTGATTCAGAAGACCTTCTAGGGACTTGGTAAATTGATCGTTTTGCATTTTAGACGCAGTGGCTAGGACCGAAGGATCCATGCTCGACATTAAGTTATCTATAATTCCGCTAATTGCAGAAGATCCTTGCTTGGCACGCTTCAAAATAGCTGCCGCAGCTTTAGGGTCCCGTCGCATTACCACTTCTTGCAGCGCTCGCAAAAACTCATTATCTGTTTTTTCGGCTACCGTGTACATTTTGCCGGATGGAAAACTTTCTGCGGATGCTTCACGCGCTTGAGCAAAGATAATCTGGTCTTCTTCCGAAAGATCCGAAACTATGTCATCAATCAATTTATTAAAGTCTGTTTTAATGTCTTCCGGGGCATCCTCCATCGCATCTACAAGGGATTTAGCTAACGTATTTAACGCACGCTCATCCCCATTTTTAGCGGAAGAAATTCCATTTTTTATTAACTGAGCGCCGCGGTTACCGATAATCGATACAGGATTAAAGATACCCAGAGCCAACTCCGCGCCTAATCTAGGGAGAATTTCTCCGGGAGCCACGGTTTCAGCTAACCCCGCACCGCCCGCTGCACTTAAACCGGCGGTTGTTTCGGCGGCCAAGGTAGTCAACGGCCGTCTTACGGCTCCTTCGGCAGCTTTACCAAAGAATCCTTCGGCTCTTCGCAGATTTCTTCCCATAACACGGTTTACGGCAGCCGACATACTCGGGTTATCGCCGGCCGCTGCCAAAAAAGCTTCGGCCCCAAAATTAGGCACGGCAGCTTCGGATGGAGCCAAGTTTATCCCTACTTTTCTAGCAAGCGTTTCATTTGCTTTGGAGGCTATTCCGCGTGCAACTAAAGGAGCACCCGCCGCGCCTATAAAACCAAACGTTTCACCGGCTACTTGCGCCGGACGTCTTGACGGCGTTAATTGTCCGTCAATATCTAGCTCTTCTTTTATCTTTTCTTTCCCGAACTCACCCGCTATGGCACCGGCGGCACCGCCTATTAGTGCGCCACCTAATCCGCCAATGAATTTTGCCCAAGGGCCTCCGGGAAGTTTAAGACCAGCTTTGAACCCTTGCTTCATTCCAACCAATGACGCGGGGGCCGTGGTCGCCGCAGTAAGGCCGGCTTCTTCACCGAACGCGCGCAAACGACCAATGTCCCTAACGTTTTCAACGTTGTAGGAAATAATATCGGAATCGGTAAGGCCGGCTTTGCGCGCAGAATCGTAATCGTAATTTCTACGATTAGATACATGTTTAGCAATGTCTTCTTCGTTAAGACCCGCCTCTACCGCGCTTTTTATGTCAAACTGAATTTTTTCCAATTTACGCTGCTCCTAACGGTCAAGTTTTTGTTTAACCGCAGAGAGAACTTCAGGACTCCCCGCAAAAACCCCTTCTAGAGGAACGGGTTCATCGCTAATAAACTTGTCACCAAACGCGCCTATTAAATTTGCACCACGACCTTCAAACATCGCCGGGTCCGGCTTATTTGGATTGAGGGACGTTTCAAAGTTCATTATCGCTCTGTCATAATTTTCAATCAGCGGAGATAAACGTCGAACGTCTTGACGTGCCGTAGTTACTTGAGCCGTAGTGAATTTTTCAGGGGTCTCAAGTATGCTAGTTGCCAAGTCCTCTACTTCTAACAATTGGTTTCGCATGTTAGTAAGCTTTTCAAGCGTAGCTTCTTCGGTAGAAAACCCGGGCTTTCCCAGTTCTTCCGCAAGCGCATCAACTTCCGACTTTAACACTTTACTGCCAACAGACTCACGAACAAAACGCTGTGTGACGTTAGCTAAAGAATTTAACTGTGTTTGAGCGTCCGATATTTCAGAAAAAGGAGCTTCGCGATCCATTAATCCTAATTCACGAGCATACGATCCAACGGTTCTAATCGGACTAAGCACTGTACTAAAACCCACTCCCGGAGTTAGGTTTGGGTTTTCTGGAATAATTCTTCCCGGAAGTTCAATATCTTGCTCGGTCATAGGCGCGCTAGGATTAAGCATTTCGTTTACACGATTCCATTCACTTCCGGAAGTTGCGGCACCACCCAATTGAAATTTACGAACTTCCCCGCCATTAGCGAACGGAGTAGATAAATTTCGATCTTGACGATCTTTTAGTGCCATGCTTAATTGGCGCGGCATAACAGGTTGCACTTGTTCAAATTGCCCGGTTTGTGAATTAAATTGTGTTTTAGGCTCCGCGTAATAAGTAAGAGCAGTGTTAAACATAGCTAACGCATCCGGATTTTCTCTATCCAAACTACCCGTCGAGTAAGCTTGCAACAGTTCCATGTCAGAAACCATGTTTTTAGTTATGCCTTCAATGCTATTACCAAAGTCGTATCGTTTTTCTTCCATTGCAGCCAAAGCCGCAATTTGCGCTTGGTTTTTGATCTGCGCCATTTTCATAGCCGTATTGGTGTCGAATTTTAGCCGCTCAAAGTTAAGTTGATCTCTTGCAAGATCCGCGTTAACTCCATTCCATTCGTCCCCTAAATACTGACCCGTTGTTTGGAATTTTTGCATAAAGTCTTGAGCCTGAGCGCCCCTTTCGGCAACACTAGGGGTCTTCCACCAAAGCATTCCAGTTCCGCCCAAAGAACGATCTATGCGTTCTTGTTCTAGTTCCATTTGTCGGTTAAATCTAAACGACTCATTAAAGTCTAAGTTATAGTCCCGCTCTAAAGTATTTTCATGGTTTTGTCGTAGTTCGTCGGATCTACGCGCGGTGTCCAGCTCAAAAATAGTCTTTCTGCCAGAAATTTCTCTTTCCAACAAATCCGCGTTCTGCGTACCCATAAGCTCTTGCAATGCCATTCGACCTTCTCGATCTAGCTTACCGGCAAGCAATGTAATGTCTCCGCTGGCGTCTATTTGTGCCAGCGCTTGTTCGCCTACAATGCCTTGTAATGCCAAACGCCCTTCAGTGGTCTTAAGTATTTGAGCCAATGCTTGACTGCCACGCGTGTCTAGCATGGCTTTTTCGGCGTTTATCCTCGCATTATTTATACGTTCGTTAAAATCTCTATCGCTTTCGTTTTCTTGCTTTTGAAAAACCCGTGTTTTATCCGCTTCGCCCGATCGGAAGGTAAACTCCGAGGCTTGAAGTGACTCCGCACCCGCCTGTCGTTGGCCAACGAGGCCGCTTTCAATTTGTCCTCCTAACAGACCCGTGCGTTCGCGGCCTACTTGCTCCCGAAGGGAAGCTTGTTCTGCTTCCGCACTCTGAAGAGCCGCGACGCGTGCTCCGCGCTGCGCGTCTGTTACTTCAGCGCCTGCTCGCTGTGCCGATTCTGCTACGGGCATAGCCGCGCGAGCTATCTGAGCGCCAAGAGGCGCTCCGGTCATAGACTGACCAGTGCTTGGGTCTACGCCACCAGCAAGATTTAATCCTGCCTTGGCGATGTCAAAAAAAAGGCTTGACTGAGCCTGCTTGCGACGGTTTTCGGTGTCACCTAGAAGCTCTTCGTACAAAGGCGCGCGGGCCTCGTAAGACTTGCGCACGGCATCCGGGTCAAAGTCGGTCATAGCCTGAAAGCCCGAAGCTTGAGCTAAGAGGCTATTCGGGTCTCCACCACGGAACATTTTTACAACAGGGCCTCCCATGTTGTACTGCTGAACCGGCATAGGTTCTGCCGCAGGAGCGCCCATCATCAATTCGCCAACGCCTTGGCCCATAGGAGTGGCCATGCCCTGCTCGTCTTCCATTTCCACGCCACCGGTTAAACTTTGCATAAGCTCGCCAATGCCTGTGTCCATAGCGCCTTGCTCCGTCATCATCATAGTGGGCTGAACCAAAGCCAATACAGATTCAGGCGTGGCTCGAGCATCTTCTATACCCACAATGCCGGCTAGTTCGTCATAACGAGAATCAATAGGCTGAGCGTTTCCGCGGATGGCATTGATTACCTCTTCCGCAGACTCGGCGCTATCTAACCCGGTCATCATCTCATCCACATAAGCGCGGCCATACCCCTCCATTTCACCCGCAGCAGATTGCTCCGCCTGCTGGACTTGAGCTTGCATCTCAGGAGGAATTACCGCCATGGCGGGCATATCCGTAGCCATTGGGGCTGCGGGTCCGCCAGCTTGACGGAAGAGTGGGCGCTTATAGATGTTCATCATATTAGAATCCTAACCCTGCTGTTTTGGCTCCGGTCAATGCGCCGAGGCCCGCGATGCCATAACCCAGAACCTGCTGTGCAGTAGAGGGCTGTTGTACCGCTTGGCTTGTAACCGTGGCCTGCGAGCTTGGCGTGCCACGATAGATGTCGGACAAGAATCCGTACTGTTGATACGGTGCTGCCATTTGTTCAATGTTGGACTGACGTACGGCATCCAGTTCGGATTGCTGCTGCTGACGCTCCATAGCACCAAGGCCACCCAAAGTAGCGATGTCGTTCTGAGTCAAAGTCTGACCTAGCTGACCAAGACCGGCTTGCTGCAAACCTAACGACCCGGCTTGTCCTGCTATGCCCGCGGCCTGTGTGCCAAGCGAACCTAAGCCCTGTCCGATATTCATCAACTGACTTACATCTTGCTGACCAAGTTGACCATACTGAAGACCTAACGCACCCATACCCGTTCCGGCAGCTTGCCTACGGGCTTGCGATGCTTCGAAAGCTTGTTGTGCGGCGCTACGCGCAGACTCAAATCCTGCCGCACGCATACGCGCACCGACGTCGCCTTGCTCTTTCAAGATGTTGCTTGCCAATTCTGACTGCATGATACCTTGTCTAGCTCCACCAAAAGCACCTTGGCTTACCGCTTGCGCGGCTTGTTGGTTTTGAGCTAACTGACCTTGCTTGGCAATGTCTTCCTGAGTTTTCTTTATAACCTGTTCTTCATAGGGGTTATAAAACTGAGACGCGTTTATCATTGGATCATACGTACCGGTAGAACCTAGAAGAGCCTCTCCCGCAGCGCGTTGATATTCATACGGTACATCGCGTGTTTGTTGCGCAAGGTCACCCGCTTCAGCATAAAACTGTTGAGCTTGTTGAACCGTGGGCAGTGCAAAGTTTTCCAGTGCCCCTTGTCCGGCAAGCACCTGCTCCACGCCGCCTTGAAGGTACGGCTGGAAAGCGCCAACGCCTTGCTGGCCTAACGCCATAGCAGATTTTTCTAGTCCGCTTAGTCCCGCTACTTGGTATGCAGGAGGAAGAGCCTCTGTGCCGGCTTGGACACGCTGACGAACTAAATCTTGAACATCGGCAAGAAGACCAAGACGATACGCTTCAATCTGTGGGTTTTCTTGAACTATCTGGGTTGTTACCGCCATTACGCGACTCCCTCGAATTGTCTCATTACCTGATACATCTTACGTATGCCTTTGTCGCGATCTCCGCCACCCGCGCCGCGCACGGCTTTGGCAGTAAATACAAACTCGCCGTCAGAAAGCATTGCAGGGATATCATCGGAAGTTCCCGTACCCGGGCCATTTATAGCTCCGTTACGACGGGGGAAATTTTGGCTGTCCATTATGCCGCCTTTTGCTGCGCCAACTACAGGAGCAGAAACTCGTCTCGGTTGATAGGCCGCGATGGCTGCCTGAGTTTCAGGAGACCGTGCTAGGCGGGTATACGGAACAACAGGAGTTGACGCCACTTGAGTTGTTTCACGTGGAGCATAATTCAATGGTCCGGTGCGGTATAACTCAGGGTTTTGTTCCAGAAGATCTTGTCCGGTTACGCCACCAAAAGGCATTTCTACGGTTGACTCGGGAGCTTTGAAACCACCGGTAGCGCCTAACAACGCCGTGCCGGCCAAAGCTAGCGGGCCGTATTGTTTTGCTATTGCCCCTATTCCCGTACCAAAAACAGTTTCATTCATTGCTGCGGCTTTTGCGGCCATTTGTTCACCCAGCTCCGTGCCCGCGGCGTCCATAAAAGCTTGGTCTGACGCAAAAAAGTCTCTTGCCGTGTATTTCTTGGGTAAGAAAGCATCGCGCATGTCCTGTGCAAAATTACCGCCTTCAGAAGTAAACGCATTTTTTACGTTTGTCATGAAGCCGGGTCGTACGTCAGGATTAACTAATCCGCTTGAAGCTTTAGCTGCGTTGGCCGCGGCCTGTCGCTGTGCCAGATCCGCAACAATTTGATTGGGCGTAGCTGCCGCAGCCGGAGCGCCTGCCCCACCTGCCATAACAGACTGTTGCTGTGCGCCAAGGCTAGCCATCTGTGTTGGAATTGCTGGAGCAGGTGCCGCAGCCGTGACAGTAGTGCTTGGTATTCCAACCGGAGGCTGACGCATACCCGCAGTAAGCGCTTCTTGAGCCGTGAGCGGAGCACCGGAAGAAGGCAGTGTCGTGCCCGCAGCTTTAGCTAGAATATTCTCGCTCTGTGTCTCGGCTAATTCTGCGACCATCATGTCGTTACTTTTAGCTACTTCAGCTATAGTATTCTGAGCGGCACCTTGCGCGCCGGGTAGCGCACCAGTAACGCCTTCTTTAAAGCCTGATCCAAAACCTGTTCCAGCTTTAGCGCCTTGAATTCCGCCCTGCACGCCGCTAAACAATCCGCCAATTGCGCCACCTAAAGCCGCGCTCTTGAGTGCGTCTTTAAGGTTTCCGCCTTGGACTAAGGCACCGATACCACTACCTAGCGCGCCGGCAGCAATAGTGCCAAGACCCGGAGCCAACACGTTTAAACCAACCGACAGGATAATAGGCGCGGCTTTCTTGATTACCTTAACGACGCCCTTAACGGCTTTCTTGATAGATCGGCCAAGCTTCTTAAGAAAGAACTCGGGCTGACCGGTGACAGGGTTAATAGAGTTTAGCTCACTACCCACAACGTAACGGTCAGGGTCAATGCCCATAGAACGCATCTGTCGAAACAAAGAATCTTTAAGTTTGGGGTTTTCTTCGAACACGGCCATAGGAATAACCGTTTCGCCTTCGGCGGCGTGAACTACGTACGTATCTTCGTAACGGCCAAACTTAGCTAAATCATCGGCTATTTTCTTAACGGAAGCGACGCCGCCATTAGGCAACACATCGTCTTCTTCGGCCCAATCCCCAACATCTGCGGTCAGAAAAGACGCAAGGCCGCCATCCGGAACCTCAAAGGGGTCGGGGCGTGAATATACGGACGTTTCGGACATTGAGTCGCTCCTTGATTAATCTGGGCCTCTGCCCGATTTTATCAGTACTTAAAGCACTATTCTACAGCATCTTATCTAAGGTGTGTTAACTGTAACAGACCCTACGCTACCTGTCCCAGAGACGCCTAATGCGTTCGGAGAATTGGCTAAGGTTATCTTTAAAAACCCCTCTTTCTCGTATACTGCTCCAACCTCTAGCCCTTGATCACTCCCGCTTTGCAGGTTAGTCAAAGTAATGTCGGTAGCCCGCACATCGCCCGGGTTTTGTATCTGGCGGATCAGGGTCTCATACGCTTCCTGAATAGCCGCAATCGTATCCTGCTGATATTCGGCAGGCGGGTTAGGAAAGTAGACACGGGTAAGCTGTCTGGATGACATTATCTTCTCCCGTCTGGCCTAATTTCTACCCGGGGCGTGCCTAAACGCCATTGTGTATCAGTCGTATCGGACTCTACTTTAACCGCAAACGATCGCCCACGCAGTCTAATCCACGTCTGCTCGGTGAACTGTTCCACGGGCGTTGTAGCACTTTGCGTCACCCCAGAGGTATCGGTCTGTAGGTATGCGCCCCCGGGGAAGTTTCGAGCCTGCAACGTGAAATCTACCGTTGGAGCCGTTGAAATGGAGTTTTCAAAGGTCAAGTCCGGGATAAGCTTGCTTAAGAAGACAAAGTCATCCCCCGAACCAATGCTGATCTGACTGCTTTCTATGTAGCTAGTAATGGCGCTAGGCGGATTGGTGCTGCCGTCGTTCTGACCCGTTTCGTGGTTATACAGATAACCGTCTGTGGAAGCAGCGATAGGCGCGTTAAACAGACCTCGATCGTGCCACGCGGTGCGCGTCAACGCGCCTATGGCCCACGTATCCTCTACGTAATTGTAAATAACGTAGCGATCGTTTTCGTTAGAACCGGCAGAAGGGTAGAACCACCAGACTTCTGAGAAAGTAGAGTTTAAGGCACAAACAGTAAGCTCTATCTGACCGACGTTTATATCGTCAAAAATATAGGCTCGTACTGGGCACGGAAGCTTTTGTGTTTGACCGGTGTAGACGTAGAAGTCCCCGATGCCCATCCAAAACACTTTGTCGTCCACGGCCGTAACCGCTGAAGGACCGGCAATAGTGATGTTTTCCGCCACCTGAGCCAAACCAAACGTAAACGGCGGACCTAAAAACTGCATAGAGTGCAGGGATACGTCTGTAAACACCAAGATTTGGTTCCGCGTTTCTACCGCGACTATAATTTCGGATCCAGACCCTACCCGCAAATCTCCAGCCGTATTAGTTACCTCCGCATCCCACTCCGTCAAGGATTCTTGCGACGAGAAGCGTATTAACAAGGGGTCTTGAACCCCCACGTTGTTCTGAGAGTCACACCCAAAAGCGAGGATGTGGCGATCCGTGTCGCTGACAAGCACTTGTTTGGCAATTGTAGGAGTGCCCGGATCAGCTCCCGGCAAGTCCGCTAAAGCAACCGCCCTATCTACGTCGTAATCGCTGGCGCTTGTGTCCCAATAGTAAATACCGCCGTCACGAGCGTTAAACAAAAGGTCTTCACCAAAATTGTCTATGCCCCACAAACGTACGTTGTTTACGGTGCTCAGTGTAGACGAAGAACCCCACGTGCCGCGGCCCCAGACGCCTGAACCCCAACCGGTGCCGGTAACTACCACACCCAAGCCACTGTTTATCTGGTAAGTGCCGACTACGCTTGCACCGCCGTTACCCGTGTCTGATCCGTCGGCCGTGACCAGAGTAGGGTTAAGCACGCCGTTATCTGTAATGCTCGCGATGCTCGATACGGTGCGCGCTTGAACAGTGTAGTTGTTTTCGTCTACGACGGTGATTTGATATTCTTGATTCAGGACATCGGCGGTGATTTGACCGCCAAGAGTGGCTGCACCGCTAAACGTCACAAAGTCCCCTGTAGCCGCCCCATGACCGGTGTCCGCAACGTCAATGGTGGATGATCCGTTGGTCGCGCCAAACGTCACGTCGCCCGCGGCAGTGGTAGCCCGGATAGGGGTAATGTCGTAGTAGAAGCCGCCTTCGTTAATATAGAACTTAAAACGAGTGCCCACGGCCATAAGCAACGAGCCTTGCAGGGTTACGTAGGAGTGTAGGGCGCGACAGGGTGCAAGAAAACTGTAGTCAGACTGTCTGGTCCAACCGCCTATCTTCTCGGGGAATCCAAATCGGAACCGGATCTTGTCGGAGTCAGACCAACCGCCTTCGTTAGAATAGCTGGTGTTTTCTTTGTTAACACCGGGTCTGAATTGTAATTTCGCTAAGGGCATTCGCTAACCTCATAATAGGTATTCACCTGTCTCGATCATGGATGCGAGTTCATGTGCGCGGCCTTTAACGTCCCGACTCCACTTTGAGTCAAGGAACTCCTTTGCTGCGAGGGTATAATCAGCCACTTCCATAGCGGCTAACGCTTTCTTAAAGCCACGCAGACGTGTGGCACCAAGATTAAAACTAATGTCAATCATAGCATCTTTTCGCACATCATCAAGGTCATTAAACCAAGCATATTCAGAGCTTAGCTCCTTGATGACGCGGGCTATATCGTTCTCTAACAGGTAATCGACTTCGTCGTCGGACAGGCCCAAGCCGCCGTCAGGGTCCACATTACGCCCTGCGCCCAAAGTCCAAAAACCGGCACTACACCGGTAAATATGGTGCTCCACACCTTCGTGGCGCTTGAGCATCTCAAGGAGTCTTTCGGTCATAACTGCTTCAAAACCAAGAGCATTTTGGCTAACGTGTACAAGTTATTCAGCGCTTTTGGTTACGCCGTCTTCGGCGTTTTCCTCTTCTACAATCTCATCAATGCTATCGCATACATCGGGGACAATGACACCCGTAGTAAGGCTCAACGCACTGCGGCCTACCGCTCGTACACCTTTGTACATGCCGGAGCAGTAAACTTCTTTGTTTTCAATGACCTGCTCAACCGTAGTGCAGGACGCCATTAGTAAAGCAATGCTAAATATCAACGCCAGTCTTACCATTTTTCTGGTCCTCTAGGAATTTATCGAGTCGTTCTTTGTAGCCATCCATAAAGTGGTCGGAGATACGGTCTTTGATGCCCCTGTCCTTCCTGCGAAGGTACTTGCTGGGGTTGATGTAGTCCACACCGCCGTTTGAGAAATATAGCATGTCTTGAGACTTGCTTGGGCCGTAGCACAGGCGCGGTACCCGGGGGACAGAGTCGCTACCGTTTACCACCGAAATTTGATTGTCCAACGTCATTGGCTTCTTGAAGCCTTTAAAGAAAGTGTTTGGCTTGCCGAACGTAATCAAGTGCAAGTTGTCGTGCTTACCGTTTAGCTTAGCCGCCGACAGTTCTGCTAATGCGCCTCCCAGACTGTGTCCACAAATCAACGTGCGCTTGTTGTAATCGATATACGGCTCAACGTCATCCCACACTGACGCGTGGGCCGCGACAAACCCGGCGTGACACAATCGCCCGGCATACGGCACGGGAACAGGAAACAGGTTAAACGCCCAGTCGCCCACCTGCTGCGTGCCACGGAACACGATAATGTCTATGGTCTTGCGCTGAATTACAAACGCAGTGGTAGACGTCAGCTTTGATTCTAGCTTAGTGGCGTCTCGGTTGGTCTCATTGTACGCTTTCATGGACCAAGAACACGCCATGCTTAGAAGGACTGGGTCGAGCTTCATACGCCACCTAATTATCTTTATGGTACTTCAAATCTGTTTGCAGTATCAGCACTTCTTTTTGAAGGGCTATTACTTCTTCTTCTAGCTTTCGTATGTCAGGAAATATGTAGTTATTTTGGTTACCCCTAAGACTGCGCGTCTCTTGGGCATTCATGTCTATACGCTCGCTAATACTGGCATAACCCCAAGTAGCAAATGCCACAATAGATATAATCTGTAAGAGCCAAACTACGCTTATCGTCAGCTCTGATCTGTCGTTTAGTTTTGGGGTTGCCATAGTTCATAGTGCTACTTAATTGTAAACCGCGTATGCTTTTTCCCAAAGCTCGAAGTCTTTGGCGTATATATCCAAGGCCCTTTGTTTTCTGTCGCTGGAGAGGTTGTCTAAGTAATAAGTAGGATTATTACTGCTTTCTCTAGCTTTCACTTTTTCGGGTACGTTGCCACCCTTACTTCTTATAAACTCGCTAACGTGCGCGTGGATATTTTCTATATTAAACAGTTGAGCGTGGTCCGGGTAATAAGACGATTGCGGCTTAACACTTTTTTGGACGTTTTCCATATCCCAGACTTCGTCAAACAAGAAATCAAAAGAGTTATTTGGCTCCGCTATACACTTCTCATCGTGCAAATCTTTCTGCGTGTAATGGCCGTATTTTGCTAAGTTCTCTGCGGCTACTATTTTTCTTCTTGTGTTTGCATAATAAAAAAGCGAAGCCAGCCATTCAAGAGGGTTTCTAACAGCACCAATGCAAGGCATATCTTTAGCAACCAATCCTTTTTCGACAAGCTCTGCAAACGTGACCTGAGCGGACGCCAGAGCCGGTTGTCCCCACAAACTTTCAGGTAGGTCCGCGTACTTTAAGTTATTGTGGGCGTCACTGTACTGTTTAAACTCTTCCCAATTAGCAAACCCGCCCTCAAGCGCGTAAACATCTTCTTCCCCCGTAGCAAGCCCCGACTCAAGTATGTACAGCTCAAGAGATGTGCCCCCGGTTTTTTGAGCGCGGGTTACGGCGAAATTATGAGACTTGCATATAATCATTTTGTAATTACCACTGTATCCGTATCGCCAAAAAATAACATATTGCCTTCACACACCATGTTCCAGTCTGGGCCTTCTTGTTCACTTCTAGACGGTACCTCTATAATTACATGCCTAGCCAACCACTCTGTATTGCCTTGTAACACCCGCCATACGTGCTCTTCTGTACCCCTGCCCGGTTGGCCTCGGGACTTGTTAAACCTTATACGGTATTTAAGCACGGGGCCTCGAAGGAAACTTAGGGTCGCAGTCAAAGTCAGGGCATAAACAAGCGGCGTCTAGTGCTAGAAGATATTCGCTCCAAGCTGTTTTTTCGCCAATAGTTATTGCGGGGTTACTAAGAGCCGTAGTAGCTATAGTTTTTTCCGCCTCTACACGAGCCTTAATTTCAGCAGCTCTTATCGCTTCTTGCTCTGCTGCCGTAAGCTGAACCCAACCCTGATCTGCGTAAGCTGGACCTAACCACGACAAGTCCCCTATTTTTTCTAGGAATCCATGCAAACCAAATATAGGACCCCAGTTATTTGGAAGAGGCCCTGCTTCGCTTAGTGCTTCGTTTGTTGACAGCTTTCTTAGTTGCCACATTTTCTTTCTCCTTAACTGCTACTTTTTCCCTGCCCGGTTGTTCATCGGGTGGGGGAAGGTTGGCACCGACTTGTTGGCTCAAAATCATGTCGTTCACAAAAGGCGGAAAACCCACTCCCGGCAAATGTTGTTCTCCGCGGGCATGGGCTAACTCTTCCGGCGTAACCTTCCAATCTCTCCAACTAGCAAAATCTTTTCGGGGTATAAGCTGTAAGTGGCACCCCACATTGGCAGAAAGTTGGTGTATTAACTCTATGATTTCTACGGGCTGATACGTGTTCCATAAAAACTTACCAGAAGCACTGCGCATAGTTATTTCCGTAGTGCCCCCTCCCGCCGTCCCTACAGTTATTGACTGAGCGCGTGAATCGTTGGACTCCATAGCCTCTAACTGACGAAGTTTTTGTTTCAGCTCAATTTCTTTTTGGATTTCTTTTGCATTCATACTATTGAGTGTTCCAAGAAATATTTATCTGTCCATTAGTTGGTACTGTAACAGGGTAGCAGCCGGTTGTTACTGGCACACAATTTGATGTTGACGGGTTGCCTGCCGATCCTGAGTTACCGGCACTTCCAGAGTTTCCGGGGTTACCAGCGCTACCATTTGAAATAGCCGGATTTCCGGCATTTCCGGCGTTACCCGCAGTACCGCGCCCTCCACCACCACCTCCCCCCGCTGTGTAAAAACCTCCCCCTCCGCCACCTCCGGCTCTAAAAGCGCTGCCGTTGCCCCCGGGATTCATGTTTTGGTTAATAATGACGTTAACTGGAGAAACAGCGCCCTTATATCCTGTTCCTCCCGGGCCACCTCCGGGAGTTCCGCCCGCTCCGCCCGTACTGCCGCCACTGTAGTCGCCCCCTTGACTGCCCGAGTTAGTAACGCCTGCTCCACCTCCACCACCACCGGCGCCTACGTCGGTTGTAATTGGACCGGTGATGAAATCACCCGGACCTCCTCTACCTCCGCCACAGGGTCCTCCATTTCCACCTACTCTGGGTCCCGTACTTCCCCCGGCAGACCCCGACACCCCCGGGCTTCCTGCGTTACCCCCTGTTCCACCCGTTCCGGGAGTTCCACCTGTTCCACCTGTTCCGCCCGTACCCGCATTACCTCCCGTACCAGCAGTTCCGCCACAAAAATTAGTACAGAATACACTTGAAACGGCTCCTGCACTTCCGGGATTACCTGCACTACCGGGGTTGCCCGGATTTCCGGGGCTAATAGGATTAGGGTTACCGGGACTGCCCGGAGTTCCGGGGCCAGAACCACTTCCACCGGGCCGCCCGGGCGAGCTACTACCCGCAGGGGCTGGAGCGTTTCCTCCTCCCCCCTGACCACCACTTCCGCCAGTGCCGGGACCGCCCGGTGTTCCCGCATTACCTGCCGCACCATTTGCTCCTGCATTTCCGGCATTCCCCGGATTTCCGGCGTTCCCCGGGGTGCCGTCAGCACCGACTCCCGTAACTGAAACTATCTCTAATCCTTCCGGTACAGTAAAAGTTCCGGGCGCGTTAAATGTTTCGCATCCCGCGACCACTGTCGGTTTACCACCAAACAAACCTACTTTACTAGTTCCTATAGGCATAATTAACTCCTACGTGCGGGAGAATCTAAACCTAGAGCCTCACGCTTATCAAATTTGTATTCAGTATAAGAGCCGTTTTTAGCTACGTAATGCAACATAAATTGGACGTTTATCTGGCCTTTAGGGAGTTCTCTTCGCCAATGAGTAACTTCGCAACCTTTGTATATAACCGCATCGCCCGGGTTAAGCATACATTTTACCGGATCGTTGTCTTTATACTGCATCCATATAGGCCAAATACCTTCTGTACAGGCAACGTTTATAGTTGCGCTAATCTCGCAAGAAGGACGATCCGTATGCGGTGTAAGCTCTTCCCCCCCTTGGTAAACCCGGCTAAACGAATACGTTGGTTCTAATAAAAGACCGGTATGTTGTTCTATTGCAGGCTGGCATTCTTTAAGCATTACTTCTATAAGGGGGTCTGCATAATACCCTAGCTTACTTGCGTCGTTTTCTGGAATCTCCGTTTTGGCCAACCATTCTCCGCGATGTATCTTATTTTCAAAATACTGAGATATGGTTTTTATTGTTTTGGCGTCAACCAAACCTTCTATTTTTTTGTACCCCATACTTTGAAAACTACTCATGGTAAAACCACCCCGTCACAATATATTTTGCATGCTCACCATACACAGGGTTTCCCCTATGCGCGTGGGTGAATGCTGCGGGCCATAGCACCATAGTGTTTTCTACGGGATTAATTCTCCGCTGTTGGTATAAAAATTCTGTCTCACCATTTGCTTCTATGGGTAAAGTGTTTAAATAAAGCATATAAACTAATCCACGATTAGCTTGGTCACCGTTACCTTGCTCCCCATGCCAAACATGGTAGCCACCTCCGGTAGAAGTCTTTTGCATTTTCATGTTGTTGCAGTTTATTTTTACTTCTTTAATAACCGAGTATTCGTCGCCGTAAACCTCAAAGCATTGCTGCAATCCATCAAAAAACAAATCTATAGTGTTCTTGCCTTCAAACGGTTCAAAATTTATATTCTTGCCATTGGAAGAAATTTGGTAGTCATTCTTTATATGTTTGGCCGCCCCCTCGCCGTTTTGGCGGTTAGTGCCCGCCCCGAGTGTTTGGTTGCGGTCAAACTCAGAAATTAAGTGCTCGCAAAATCCTTCTGGATACACTTCTGAAAAAACACCAATAAAATCTTTATATGCTTTTTTCATTTAAATGCTGGCCCCGAAATCCATGCTACCAATGTTTGTCTTGTACCCTTAGTTACAGGTGTTACTTGGTGCAGTGTCCATGCTGGAAATACAGTTATAAGCCCCCGCTTTTTTTCTATGCTTGTAGGCTCTTTCCTAGTAAGTAGCTGTAGGTCTCCACCCTCGTATTCGTTTGGGTGTGAAAGTTGTAACACCATAGAAAGCTTGCGCGATATCCCCGAAGAGACAAAGTCCTGATGCCAAACATAAGTTCCTTGCCGCGCCTCGTGGTAGTTGGTTAACTGTATAGACTCACCAAACCCGGTAAGCTCAAACCCAAAGTAGTCGGCATTTAAACTTGCCGCTACGTGAGATAAACGCTCAAAAACCCATGCACACTCGGGGTCTTTATTAAGCCAATTTACCTCAGAGCGTCTTACTCTGTCGTTAACTTCCCCACCATTACTACCGCCAACCTGTGCTTGTTGCGTAGCTTCTTTTGCTTTTTGTTGCAACCAATCAAGCTCTTGGTCTGTAAATTCGTTTTCCCACCACGCAAACGGTTCTATTGTCCTTGAATACGGCCTCAGCATGTGCTGCATTAAATAAACCTTTTTCTTTGGGACAAAATAAAATGCACAAATTTTGTCGGGTTATTAGATTGGTTCGGTGTAATCATGTGCGGCAGCCACGAATTAAACAACATCATAGTACCCGCTTGCACATTACTAAAGTGTATTTGCGGCGTAGCCATTGTAACTTGGTCGCTAGGCTGTGCCCACAAATCCGCCATACGCTTACCCGGTCTTGGGTCGTCAAATATAGGGTAAGACCCGCCTTCCGGCACTTCTAAAAAGTAAAACCCCGATATTTGGCTGTCCCCATGTACGTGCATAATATTACTGCCGGTACACGCAAACTCTTGGCCCCACATTCCAGATACGTAAAACTCATACTCATCTGTAAAATAACCCTGCTCCTTTAAAATACTAACGCCCTTATCTCTAAAGTAGGACGCTAAGTACCCAAGGTCGGGGTCATTCGCCATGTGCGTAGTCTGCCTAACTGTCGACGGCTCTATTTGCTCATAGTATTTCTGGGTATGCTTTAGCGTTTCCTCTACCCACTCTGGCCGCTCTTCACGGTAAATGGAGGATGAGAAATAAGCGTATGATTCCATACTATAGGTTTACAAAATTGGCTAAGTCTTCAGCTAACCCTGTTACATCAGCTACAGTAATGTCCGTGGCTTCTGACGCGGGTTTAGTTCGGCGGTTTTCTATTAAAACTTCTTTAGCCGCACGAACCATTTCTAGTTTTGTATGTTTTGCATCGGATGCAGCTTGGTTTGCAGCTCGAAGTTTTTCCGCTTCAAGGTTATTTGCGGCTCGAAGTTTTTCTGCTGCTTCGGTAGCTAGTCTTTCGTTTTCAAAACGAGCGTTATCCGTAGTGGTTTGTACTTTTGCACGCGCCGTTTCAAACGCCACTTGGTAGTCTAAATCCGCCTGTTGTTCCGGTGTTAATGCCATGATGATAGCCTCCTAGGCTGTATTAAATTATGTGGTTAAGTTTTTAGCGGGAAGCGTAACATACCACGATGTCCCACCGTCCGGGGAAAAGAAAAAGTATATGTCTGTAGCGTCGGCATCCGTCGTACGACTAATTAAACCACCCGGATAATAAAACGTGCCTCCTGCAAAAGCTACTGTGCGTCCCGGAGTAGGGTCATTAGTTAGCACCAATGTAAATGAGGTCGCCCGGTTAGAGGTCCCGTTTGGTGTAGCCAATGTAAACGTACAATTGCCGTTTAGTGTAGCTGTAAATACATTAGCGTCGTTACAATCAATGGTTATCGCGCTGCCTGTATCACCAAGAGCTACTACTTTGTCTGAAAAAGTTCCCGCAAAAAACTGGTTAGAATCAAAAAATATAACGGAATTAGCCGTTGAATCTTGAAGGGCGGTAGTTATTTTAGGTGTGGTAAGCGCCGGACTTACGTTTAGCACCGTAGCGCCCGTGCCCGTAGATGAAGTTACGCCTGTACCGCCGTTAGCGACAGGGAGGGTTCCTGTAACTTGTGAGGTCAGATCGACGTTAGCCAGTGTGCCGCCAAGAGTAAGGTTCCCTGAGCTAGTGACTGTGCCCGTCAAGGTTATACCGTTGACTGTGCCCGTGCCCCCTACGCTTGTTACATTACCAACTTCGGTGGGGTTGGCATTAAGAACCGCAGCGCCTGCCCCCGCACCGTTTGTGACGACCATAACCTTAGAGCCGTTAGCTACATCTACCGTAGCGCCTGAACCCTGCTTGATCGTAATAATCTGGCTGCCTGAAGTGGCGTTCTCAATCATCCACACCTTAGAGACGGTGTTTGGACCAAGAGTAATCTCCCGAGTAGCCGTAAGAGATACAGCAGAGGTAATCTTAAGGTAGAACGAGCGAGTGTCGTCAGCCGTAGCATCCGGCATGGTAAAGGTTTCATTGGCGTCAGCCGCCATTTGCTTCGTGCCGTAGCTAAAACCGTCGGTAATCAGCTCAAGGTTAGTATTAGTACTGGTGCCCCAAGTGCCGTCTTCATCACCCGTGGTGATTTCTTTTAGCCGTAAGTTGTTTACATAAGTAGCCATCGGGGCACTCCAGTTATACTAATGTGCTTCCGCCAGCGGGCGGCACGCTTGTCGCGTAAATCTTTGTATTCTGACGTAAGTTTAGTGCTTCGCCGCAATCTGAACAAGTGTCTGCTGCCATTTCAGACTCATCAAGATCATACCCACAGTTACCGCATAAAAGCTCAACTTCATGCTTGGGATCGATTGCTGCGCCTAAATTTGTTGCTTCTTTTACTATTTTCATGCTGCTATTTCCGTCCAATTTGCGTTTTGATTAGGTACTATTTGGCCCCATACTAACACATTCCCGGCCCTACCTGTGCCCTGTACGCCAATGGCGTACACTGTGGCTGCACCTGTTTCGGTGGTTTCACCTAATGCTGTGGTGCCCTGAACGCCCGTAACATTGACGTTGGCATCCGCTTCCACTGTCGCCGTGCCTAGTGCGGTAGTGCCCTGAACGCCCGTAACATTTATGATGTTGTTGGTTACTAGAGAAATGTTTCCTAGCTCGCCCGTGGCTTCTAGGCCCGTTGCGTTTACGTTAGCGTCGGCTTCAACTGTAGCATTACCCGCTGTTTCGTTGATTATATCTGTAGAACCATTGGTACCGTCAAAATGCAGTAGTGCTGTAGTGTCTCTGTCTACTTCGTACTCTGCAACCGGTTCTGTAAAGGATGTACCTTCATAACGGGCTACAGATGAAAGTCGTACCTCATCAATATACCCGTTAAAATCACCAAAGCCGTTTTTACCAACACTAAAGACGCCACTATCGGGTCTATTAGCTGTGGTAAACGTATCTTCTAAGGTTCCATTTTTATATATCCTATGAACATTTCCTTCTCTTTCATAAGATAACATTGTCCAAACACCGGCAGACACGGTGACTGAACTACTAATAATTGTTGATGGGTTTACACTCCAGTAAACTTGGTTACCTAATAAATATGACTGTTCTGTTGTGCTTGTACCAGTCTGCCAAATCCCTTTGTAGCCCGTAACATTTGTCGGACGAATCCACAGGTCTACCGTGAAATCACCTGAACTTAGGTCAATGCTTTCGTCAGAGGTTACAAAGTCATTTGTGCCATCAAGCAGTAGTGAAGCTGAACCAAACTTAGCTTGGGCAGTTGAAAGCTGAGCAGCACCATCTGCGGTAAATGTAGTACCTCTATTTAGTGTTGAAGCCTCTGCGGAAACTCCCGTGACCGCAACAATGGCAGAGGCAACGGCTATAACCGTACCTACTTCACCGGTAGCGGCATTGCCAATAACTTCAATCGCCCCATCTGCTTCAACTGCCGTATTGCCAAGGGCTGTGACGCCTTCTACACCGGTTAAATTGACAACAGCTTCAGCCGTTATGGCTACCGATCCCAACTGCCCTGTAGCTTCTACACCGGCAGGGTCTGTTCTAGTGCGTAGATCAACCGTGACTGAGCCGGTATCACCTGTGGCTGCAACGCCTGTAACCAAAACATTTGCGTCGGCTTTTATTGAAACACTGCCAATTGTACCGGTGCCCTGTACCCCTGTTGGAGATACTATGGCTTCTGCATAAACCGCAGCCGTACCAAGTTGCCCCGTAGCCTCAACGCCGGACAAGATTACACTGGCAGAAAGACTCGCATCATCTGCTAAAGGAGCTGAAGCTATAGGGATAAGACCTAGCATAAAAGCAACCTAGTTAGGTGAAATCTTTAGCCGGGAGAGTTACGTACCACGTCGTCCCGTTGTCTGGCGAGAAAAAGAAGTATATGTCTGTAGCATCCGCGTCCGTTGTTCGGCTTATTGACCCGCCCGGATATTTAAAAGTACCCCCGGCAAACGCTACCGTGCGCCCAGCCGTAGCGTCATTAGTAAGCACCAAAGTAAACGATGTCGCCCTACTTCCAGTGCTATTAGCTGTAGACAAGGTAAATGTGCAGTTTCCTGTAAGGGTGGCGGTAACCACATTCCCTAAACTACAGTCTATAGTCTGGGCTGTTCCAGTGTTGCCTAATGCGTTTACTTCGTCAGAGAAGGCTCCTGAGAAAAAGGTGCTAGAGTCGTAGTTGATCTTACCTACGCCACTGCCGTTGGCTAGGCTGTCGGACTGCAACGTAGTCGCTGTAATAGTTGTGCCACTTAGAGCACCTGTCAACGTACCGCCAGTTAAAGGCAGCTTAGTTGCGTCAGCTACAGTAATATTGGCTGATCCGTTAAAGGACACGCCGTTGATTGTACGGGCGGTTTGCAGAACCGTAGCAGTAGCGGCGTTGCCTGTGGTGGAGCTTGAGGTTGTGGCATTACCCGTAAGAGCGGCAGTAATAGTACCCGCCGAAAAGTTACCAGAAGCATCACGAGCAACGACCTTACTTGCGGTGTTTGCAGAGGTCGCATCTACGTTTACCGTAACCGTGCCAGAAGTGCCTCCGCCTGTAATAAAACTACCGGCTGTCACCCCCGTGATGTCGCCTACGTTTGAAGTAAACCCATCTGGGTTAGAGGCAGGGTAATAATAAGAACCTTGCTGTCCGTCAAGCAAGTCAGCATCAAGCCCGGAGCCAGTGCCGTCGTTGTTAGAGGTCCAGTAAGTGCCACTATATCCGGATACGTTTGTCGCTGTTGTAGCGTTACCGCTTAAGGCAGCGGTTATAGTTGTCGCAGAAAAATTACCAAACTCGTCTCGGACTACTACTTTGTCGGCGGTAGCTGCGGACGTAGCATCTACGTTTAGAGTTACAGCACCAAAAGTGCCTCCGCCCGTTAAAAAGTTTCCCGCAGTTACATCCGTAATTATGTCTTCTGCGGCAGCCGTAACAAAAACAATTGCGCTACCAGAAAGATTAAGCAAAGACCCTGTGCTACTTTCATCAAGAGAACGGGAAAGCGTCGTACCCGACGCTGTATAAGTGCCTGTGCCAATCTCCCATGCTGTACCGTCCTCTATCGTATAACGAACCACGTTGGTGTTTGCCACACCCGCATCCGCAAACGTCTGAAACCCCGCTACCGCAGAGCCAAGCGTAACTGTCCCTGTCCCCGTCGTAGCGGTGGACATTTTAGCTCTATTTACTAACGTCACCATAGCTAGGGTCTCTCACTTTTTAGGCAATACGGATAATAGCGTTGCTCGCATCAGCAGCAGGGAAGACAATAGTAAAGTCGCCCGCAGTAGAGGTCTTGTCCGCACCGAAGTCCAGAACCGCAACAGCAGGGTCCGTGACGCCGTCAGCCAAGTAGATCAAAGCTCCACGAGCCGTAATAGTCGCGGTAGACCACGTAGTATCAGCAAAGTCCAAGAACGCTGTAGTGCCGCTCGACGCAGGGTTTGCAGATATAGTCAGCGTGTTTCCGCCCGCAGTGTAGCCTGTGCCTGAGACCTCGTTAGTCACGCTGTATGCCGTAGTAGTGGCGTCTAGCGTAGCCGATGAAGTAAACAGAGCAATTTTGAATGTCTGTGCTGTGCCGCTGCTGAAGTCGAAAGTCCCATCTAGGACACCAACTTTGAACGATGTTGCCATAGCTTGTGTGATAGCCATTGGTGTTTCTCCTGTCTTTTACAAAGTATATTAAGCTTTATCTCTAATGATAAGCCCGGTTCGGTATGCATCGGTAACTTCTTTTGCTTCGCCGAAGTTCTTCAAAGAGGTAACGGCTTCCACAAAACGTTTCTCATACTCTTGCATGACATCCGCCTCACCTTTCATATAGGTGTAAGCCTCAATCAAGCAGCCGTATAAAAGAGCTACTTCCGCATTTGTGCTTAACCAAGTAGTGCCGCTTCCCGCTCCTAAAGTCAAACTTGCAGGGCGGTAGAAGTAATGAAGCTCTACTGCGTACGACGAATCGGGCGTAGGGCCTATCAAAAAACTACTCACGTCAAAGTATGCGTAGTAACGCGGCGCGCCCGTAGTGGTCGCATCCGGATTAAACTCTTGGACAAAGTTAACATCCTTGTACTCAAGAAAATCTTTGTTACCGTCACCGTCCGTGTAAGACAGTGAAAACGGTGCTAAAAAGTCGCTAGGAGCCGCAAGGTATTGATTGCTTGCCGTCATGTTTGCTGTAGCGTTTTTACGAAAAAGCGTAAGCTGAACGTTCTTTAAGATACGCTCTTCGGCCACGCGTATAAAAAGCGGCAGGTTATTCACAAAACTTGTTTCTTGGTTTTGCGTGTAATCCTGTATTGCCGTTTTTAATTCGTCGTAAGTAAAACTCATGTAATTACCACCGTCACGCTACCTACTTGGCAAAAACCTGTAACCGGTTTTAAGTTTGGCGCTTCTACTAAAGGAACGCCTACGTACACATCTAATGGCTCCACCCTATCCGGGCGAGCATCTTTTAAAGCCTGCGGGTCAATAACTTTCCGGCGAGGATTAAGTTGAGGCTGTTTAACTTCAAACTCATCCCTTCCGACCAGCATCCCGGTCCACTCTTTTTTCATGTCGTTAAGCTTGTAACGAAACCCGGAGCGGTCTGAAATGCCGTAGGCGTTTTTACCCGTAGCAAACTTGCCCATTACAGATTCCTAGAATACGCTAAGCTTGGAACAATATTAAAAGAAGCCCGGTCACGGTCTTCGTCCATCGCACGCTGCATTTCTTCTTCATACAACGCTTTAAGTAATTGTATTCTGTCCGGCGCTTTCTTGATTGCAATGTAATACGCTAAGCCCGCAGCAAGTGCCGGATAAAATCTAAACGGTATTTGCAACGTATCTGTTGCAGAATCCGCATCGTCTAAACGAACTAAACGGTTATAGATAATTTGGTCAGTGCTGTTGTCCGGGACAGGCCACAGCTTTAACACCGGGCTTATTAAACGGTCCAAAAACCACTGTGACGACCTAGACTGCTGCGTTTTATTTGGGATGTTTATATAGTCATCCCTACTCAAGCGGTCTATACCGTAATCAGTCCCGTCGCGGCGAACAACTATAGACAAAATATCAATAGTGTCAGCGCCTACGTTAATCTCGGAGACGCCCTGAGTTAATGTGGTAGTGACCTGTTGAATGGTCCACTGGTTCAAACCACGATTAGCCCAATCCGCAAACAAAAGATTCATAGAGCGCTTGGCGGTTTTTAGATCGTACCCGGTACGCATCTCCTTCCCGCATCGCTCAAACGCCTCTTCGATATAATCCGAGACGTCTAATTCAAAATCTTTTGATCCAGAAACAGCCATTATTTCTTCTTCCTTTTAAGCGACGCTACACGCTTAGGTTTACCTGCGGGTTGCCCAAGACGCTTCTTTTGCGCTACTCGGGACTTTTTCTCTGCCGCTGTCATTTCACCGGCGGTCTTAGGAGTTTTGCTCGAAACACGTTTTTTAGGGCGACAATACGGAGTTCCGCGTTTTTCCCCTTCTTTGCGTCCACAAGGCTTACCTGTACGGACGTCTACCCACTCCTCCTTAAACCATCGTTTAAGGTCTGCGCCTTTCTTAGTCTTACGAACCGCCACGGGACTTATTCCCCCAGTTCTTAGCGCCAACTTTACGGCACTTGGCTATTGCGCCAGAAGCGTAGGCAGAAGGGAAGACTTTGTAACGCGCCTTTACCTTACGGTAACAAGCGTCTTTACTGGCGTCTCCGCCATCTTTAAAACCGGGAACTCCGCGGCCTTTCAACACGTCCGCACGAGTCACTTTCCCGTCTTTGTTAAGATCCGGGAACTTCCCTTTTTTAGTGGCTGCTCCGCCATCTGCATAGCCCGTAACCTTTAATCCGTTACGTACTTTACCCATGCCTTTGCACTTAAGCATATTACTTAAACCCGCGGACCGCGCAGCCGCCTTTAGCCATCTTACGGACAGGGCCACCGACCTTCATGCCTTTTACAGCACAACCGCCTTTAGCCATTTTCTTAGGCTTAACTTCGCCGCCATACATCATACCCATGGCTTCCATTTTGCGAGGACTGCATTTCATAACATTCTCCTAACCTAATATCATCATAACGACCGCGACTAATGTCGCGGAAAGTTGACTAGCTATACCGGCTAAAATCATCCAGTTCTTGTTCCGCAGATCACGTATATCATCTTCCATATGGTCAAGATGATTATTCTCAATACGGTGCAAAATAGTTTCAACGACGGCCATCTGACGCTTCACGTCGTTTACTTCCTTCTCTAAATGATCGTTACTTACCATTTCTTGCAACTCCAGTAACGTGCAGAGAACTTGTCTTTTGCCGTATCGCAGTTATGGCGCGCTCTAAAATTAGCACGCCTTTCGGGTATGTTCTTTTTGATGGTCATATTAGGATCACCAAAACGAACTAATTTTACGTCATCGCCTTTCTTAGCTAAAACAGCAAACTTCTTGCTACCGCCTGAAGTCCTTTTCGGCTTGTTATAGCCGGAAAAAGTTTCTCCGCGGTAGCTAAGACGCCCCGAAGGGCTTCGTTTTACGCTCTTAGTGCTTGCCATTTTTTACTCAAAAAACAAGTCAGCTTCTAAAAGGTTAGTCATAACGAAGTAGACTCCTAACTGGGTAATAAAACCACTGTTTGGAACGGAAAACGTATTTGCAAAAGCATCGCCCGCTGCAACTCTTTTACACATTAGCCAACGCTTTGGCTTTTCTTGCTTTGATCCACTGTTAGCCACATAGTCAGCCGCAGGCGTACCCGTAATGGTGTCAGAATTTAGCATTGTAATGGTAAAAGTGCCTGAGCCTGTCACCGTAATTGGGTAATTACCCGAAGTAGCCGTTCCGCCAGTCCCTGTTGCAAAGCAGATGCCTACAACGTCTCCTGTGGCCAACCCGTGACTTGCTTTTGTAACCGTTACTGTCGTTCCCGTTTGGGCATATGTTCCCGACACGGGAGCAGTGTCCGTGTCATACACGGTCAACTTGCCTGCACTGGCGGTACCAACAATAGAAAACTCTTTAAGTCTGTGGGGGCCAAGAACAGCAAAACCGCTTTCCTGCTTACTGACTTGAAAAATTTGAGATAAGCTACTCACCTAATCTCTCCTCTTAAACAAGGTTAGCGTTCTGGATGTACATCACAGTGACATCTGCTACGCCCGCCGTGCCGTCTTCGTCGGTCGCGGCAAAAGTAGAGATAACTTGAATGTCTGTAGTGCCTACGTCTGTAGAAACCGAAGTCATAGCGTCACTAAAAGTAACACCTGCCGCCTGTACAGTAGTCGCACCCAAGAAAGCATTTGGATCGCCTGAAGTACCTACTTGGACTGTTGAGGCAGTAGTATCGTCGTTAGCTGTAGTAACGTTCAGGACCACTGCAATAATCTTAGAATTCGCAGGGATAGTAGCAACAGTAGTAGTCTGACCATCGGCACCCGTAGCTGCGATAACCGCCGCTTGAGCCATGCTGACGAAACCAGAGTTAGCTACGTCTGTGCCAACCGTTGTACCAGTGGTGTTTCGAATTGTACCGGCCTTAATAGGACCAGAAAAAGTAGTAGTCGCCATGAAGATCTCCTGTCGTGGCTAGTGTCAGTCGCGGGATGCGACTGTCAGGGACATTTGTAAGATACGATAAAAAAAGGGGCAGCACAAGCCACCCCTTTTCCACACAAGACCTAAATCTTATGAACCGCTACCGTACACAGCACGCCAATCTGAGACGCCGAAGCTGTAACGCTCACGGGCCTTGAATCGCATGTTGCCAGTATCGAAGTCGCCTTCCATCGCAGTCTTAAGAGGAGTTCTGTTGAACATCTTAAAACCGTTAGGAGCATCAGTCTTGATGAAGAAGTTGTCTGGGTCTGTCAGGAAGTGGTTAACCACCGCACCGTCAGGAATCATACCCATAGACTTAGTCGCATTGATGTCGTTATCGGCAGTGCCGGGACGCAGGTTAGAGTTGATTACTCGCTCTGCAATAAATTGCAGCTCTTTAGGAATAATCATCTTCATGCCACGTACGGCAATCTTAAGACCACGCTCATCTGTCAGACCCGCGATGTTAATGAGCATTTGCTCAAGAGACGTCTCGTTAAGGTCTGCTGGTGTAGCCAAAAGATTTGACTGGTTACCAGATAAAGATGGGTGTGATGCAGAACAAAGAGCAGCGCCGTCACCGACAGGTGCCGCAGCATTGAACGCGTTGTTTAACACAGAGGCAGCTTTAATTTGCTTAGTCTGTGACATAGAACGAGCAAGAGCACGAGTGTAACGAGCTGCAAGACGATCGTAAAGATTGTCCTCAACCGCTTCCTCAGTGATGCTGAATGCCAAGGCAATGGTCTCGTGAGTGTAACGTGCAGTAAATGTTTCCTGCGCGTCATCAAACGAGATAGAACCACCCTCTGACTTAACCGGGGCAGTGCCAAAACCTGACAACATCACTTCCTCTTCAAATGCACGATCTGATGACTCTTCGTCAAAGATCTCTGCATGCTCATTTTCGTAACGATCGTACTCCATCCCGAACAACGCATTTAGTCCGGGTTCCAGCTCTTTCGCTAGTTGTGCGCGAGATATAGCCATGATTTAGCCCTCTTAAATGCCAGTGGTTAATGAAGTGGTTTGTGAATCAAACCGCGATGCATTTGAATTGAAGTGAGCATTGAAACGCACTTTAAGCGGGATACCCGCCGCAGTGTAATCACTGTTCGCTTCGTCATCTACAATGCCTACAATACGGAGGGGCAACGTTGCTGTAGTAGCAACAGTGCTTACGCCCAACGCAGAGGTAGAGTTACCGTTGTTTGTAGAACCCGCTTGAGCAGAAGTGCCCAAAGACGCGTTTGAAAACACGGTAGCTAGAGCAGTTGCTCTGTCAGTAAGACTTGCATCCGAAGCAACTTGGAAGATTTGATTCGGATTATCTGCAACGTAAGCTTTAATGGGATAGTTTGTATCCACGCTTACGCCAGCAGAGCCCGGCCAGTAGTTTAGCCACACAGGCTTTTTCTGGACAGAGTCTTGATATTCAACACCCATCAGGACACCTAATGCTGCGGTAGTACCGCCCGCTGTATCTGCTGCACGAGCAATTACACCGGCACTAGTAGGAACAACAATTCCATACTGGAAGATAGCATTAGCGTTGTCAGAAGCGATTTCGTACTCGGTTACACCGGTACTGTTTACGCCGCTGCCAACAAGCCCAATAGGACGTAAACCATAGGCAGTTGCTTGATTTGCCATGATGTATTTCTCCTAAAGGGGTGGCTTAATTCTTTCGAGAGCCACCAAAAGTTACACGAGATTGACGATCGGGTTTATTGATCGCCATAGTTGAGTGAGCATTTTCCCGCATCATGTCGTGATCGACAGCATCCATAAGATCTTGAGTTTTGCCAGAAAAATACGCCGATCTTTCCGCCAAAGTTTCTACTGGAATGCGTGCGAGTAAAAGTCCTCCAACGCCAAACACACCTTCATATTTACCTGAATCTACTACCGGTGCTTCGAAATCGGGATACTCATCAGCTCTTACAAGCTCATATCCTTCTCTCATACGCGCAGAAACGTTCTTGCGGTCGTCAAAACCACGAACCTCTGTACGTATCCACCGGTGCGTGTACCCTTCGGGTGCAGGCGGTGCATCTAACATGGATGGGGGTGCCCAAGGCTTTCGCCGCTGTTCTTTCCCCCGGCTGTCTTTAGCGCGAGAAGAGCGATCAATACCTTCAAAACCTAATTTCTTGTCAGTCATTGTCGTCTCCTATTTGACATATTTCGCGTATTCTTCGAGTGGCACACCTAATTTCTTCGCAATAGCGACTTGGCTTGGCGTGAGTTTTACCTTAGTGTTGCGTCCAGTCCTACCCGTGGAACCACGGGCGCTTCCGGCTACATTTTGTACAGGACGTTTGCCGGCAGAGTCTTTAAATTTATGCGGAAATTCTTTCCGTATGCGATTGTCTAGCTCACTATAATACTCATTGCTTGTTGGGTCAAATCCTTCGTCTTCCACTAAACGCTTGTGCAAACCAAATGCAGCAAAGGTCATGGCTTCATCGGAGCCAAACCATTCATTTTTGCTTGCCCAGTCCTCGGCTTTTGGATCTGGCGCTCTAGGGGCCTGCTGCGGGGCGGGCTGTTGTTGGTGCTGAGCCGCTTGCTGCTGTTCCTTTAAAGAACGCTCTTGGGCCTGCTTAGTAGTTTCGTATCTATCCGAAGCAACCGCCAACTGAGTCATCTTTCGTTGTGCCGCTACAGTAGCATCTGAATCACCCATTTCAACCGCGCGCTTTAGCTCAGACTCAACCTGCTGCTGCTCCATGCTTAAGCGGCTGCCGTACTCGGTCATATAGCCTTGGTCTAACGCCTGCATACGAGTACGTATTTTTTCCGCCTCGCTTTGCACGTTTTGCGCATACTTAACGGCTTCTTCTCTCTGCCGCTCGGCTTCTCTCATTTTCTTAGTTAGACGATCAATGCGTTTTTTAACACCGGCGCTGTACTCTTGGTGTTCGTCATCCTCGTCAACCGATTCGTTAGAGTCTTCCGTATCCTCTTTTTGCGAGGATTTAAGCTCTATTTCCGTTTCTTCGGTTTCAGAAACATCTACATCTACGGACTTTTCGTCCTCTTCAATCTCGTATTGTGCTTCAGCCATGGTTATCTCCTATTAAAAACTGATGATATCTTCTGGATCAGAGATAGTTGCTAGTATCTCGTCATCATTAAGAATACGTACCTCACCTCCGTCAATGCGGAAACGAGACCCTGCATACCGAGCAAAAATCACCCAATCTTTCTCTTGGCACCAATCGCCTTCTGGGAATTTATCTTTGTCTTTGTACGCTAGTGGGCCTTTCTTCAAGACATATCCAACTACAGTTTGGACTTGGCCGTCCTCTAACACTTTGTCCGGTATATAAATTCCACCGTCGGTCTTAGATTTGCCTCTATAAGGTAGTATTAACAGTCTCCAACCGCTGGGGTTTGGGAGCTTTTCTAGGAGGGAAGCGTCAGCCTTTGAGGGGTCTAATACCTTAGACTTTGGCTCGACGTACATGCTGTCAACAGATGTTTCACGTGAAACATCCTCTTCGCTTTTTTTAGGCTTTTTTTCAGCAGCTTCTTTTTCAAGCTGTTTTGCTAAGTAACCGGGTACTTCAATCATTCAACTGCTCCTGTTGTTCTAGCAGGAAGGAGAGTTCCTGTGCTATGTGATTCAATGCGTTTAGCTCACCCATCAGAGTAGCGTACTGCTCCATGGAAGCTATACCGTTGCTTTCTAAAATATCTAATACGTTACTTCGGCGTTCTTTAATGCTTTTTTGAACGAACTGCACCACAACCAAATCATCCATGAATCCTCCCATGATTTTATCTGATATAGTTGCAGTGAATCTTATACTATTTTTCTAAAAAAGGCTAATAGATACCCTGAAACCTTTGAGGTTTCATGATGATAGGGCTAAACCCTCGTACAACTCCGCCACCGGCCATTTTCTTTGGCTTGCCCGCTTTAGACAAGGCAATAGCCACCGATTGCTTCTGGGGATAACCCTCGTTTCTAAGCTTGCTTATATTGGAGCTTATAGTTTTCGAACTATTACCACGCATCAAAGGCATGATTTTCTCCTAGCAAATGTGGAAGTCACCGCCACGAAGCATAGCGCCCATGCCGCGGCTCTTACCGGTAATGCAGACGCCTTTTTCAGTATTAGGTGTTTTTTCCGCTTTAGCCGTAGCGTACGGTATACGGCCTTGGCCTTTAATGTCCGCATAGTTTGTGGCTTTAGGGGCCTTGCCCGGAGAAGTTCCGTTACATTTTACAGTGCGCATAATTAATTTCCTCGTTGCTCTCGTTGCGCTTGTATGCGCATAAGTTCTCGTTGATTTGTTGCTTCAATTCTTTGTTGGTTAGACTGTTCTTGACTAGCCAAGCGTTCGTTAAATTGACGCGAACGTTCTTGCAAGGTTGCCGCTTGCAGGTCTAGCTTGCGCTGGCCTTCGGATATATCTGCGGCAGTGCCTTGTTCTTTTATCTGTAGCTCTTTCTCTTTCAGAGCCAGTAACGGATCTGGACCTTGGCCCTCGCCGCCCATAATGCTCTGGCTCATCTGACGAACTGTCTGCATTTCCTGAGCAATAATCTGTGCAACCAACGTTTCAACGTCAAGCATCTGATCTTCAGTAACCTCTTGACCTTGGTTTTGCTGCAAGAACATCGCTGCGGCTTGCTCACGAGCCTTAAGCTTTACGTGCTGTAAAACGTGCTTTTGCAACGACATTGCCATTGCCGGCATAGCTTGAACGATGCCCGACGCCATAAAGGTCAAGTGCGCGGTTATATGCGCATCGTGGTCCTGACCTTCAAACGCTTTAAGCTCCACATCATCCATAGCGTCAATATGCTCTTGAGCCGGATCTTTAGGTAACGGCTCGTCAGCAGTAGGTGCGTTAAGAATCTTGTCTATATCCCGAACGCCCAAAGCTTCGTACATGCGGCGGTAAGCCTCATGCGTGTTATGAAGCTGTGGAGCCTGCATAGCAAGCTCTAACTGCGATTGCGCAACCGCTATACGCTGTGACTGCGAGAAAACATTTGGATTAGACACCGGTACTACGTCTACCCGGTCGTCAAAATCTTTCGCCATAATGGCTTGATCACCGCCCTCTACCGAATAGGGATATTCTTGCGGCAGGTCATTGGCAATTACTTGAGTCAAAAGCTTTAGCTCTTGCCGTAACGCATAATGCATGCGTTTGTGTACCGCGCTCATTACGCGAGTACCTTGCTCAAGCATGGCTACGGTAGTGCCGACAGGCGCATTTTGATTTCCGTCACCAACCTTTAAGTTAGTAATCGTAGCAAAACGCTGCCCCGCCTCTACTACAAAACCCAGCAAATTAAATAACGTCTGATCCGGACCTTTAAAAGGAAGCGGCATCAAGCTTTCTCGGATAGCACCGCCCGGCGCATCTACGTCTCTAAACTCTCCCGGCTGCAAAGGCTCAGAATCGTCACGTATGCGCATGCCCCGGGCCTTAAAGCCGGCAGGTAAGTTAGACAATGTACCCGCGTCTATTAGCTGGCGTAGCGCTGCTGTGGCGGTCCTAGAGAGTCCGCCAATAGTGTGGATAAGACCCAACCCGTAGAAGCCCAGACCCGGAAGGAACTTATAGTGAACAAAGTACTGGATCTTTTTGTATGACTCGTCGCCTTCAATGTAGTTACGACGAATAGCCAAAACCTTTCCGGTTTCTTCGCTAATAGTGACGATATACGGGATCTTAATACCCGTCTCCTCACCATCCTCACCCATGTCCTCAAAGCCCGGTAGATCCAGCTCTACGTGGAACTCAAGCAAAGTGCAGTCGTAGTTAACATACGACGGGTGTACGCCCTGTATGTTGTCTATTTCGTCGTTAAGCTGCGAAGATTCTTCTTGCCCGGGATTAATCGGAACATCCAAATAGAACCCGTAAACCTGTTTTTTGCGCAAGTCGTTTGCAGAAATAGGCACTACGTGGGTAATAATCGGAGCCGTCTCCAGATTACTCGTCTCGTAAGGCACAACAAGGTTTTCCGCAGGGACAAAAGAACTTACCGCACGGCCCAAGGTCTCGTCATAGTAAACCTTCTTGAAAGTAGATCCGGCCAAGGGTAAATAAAACAGCATCTGATCGAATTCAGGCGTGTACTCTTCCATCACGTTAGTGATGTAGTAGTTCATAAATTCTTGAACACGACCCGCTTGGGCTTCTTTTTCCTTATCCGGCGCGCCAACAATAGCCGTACGAACCGGACCCTCTGGCGGCAGAAGTTCGTTAAACGCTTGCGCTTGGAACTGAGTGGCGGATTCCGCCAAAAGTGGGTGAGTTACGCCAGTAGCGCCACGGAAAGGCAAAGTACGCTCCTCGTACTTAAATCCTAACAGCTCTAAACCCTTGGTATAGGTGTCTTCCCAATCCTGACGAGACGCTTTGTTGGCGTCGTACTGACCAACCAAATCGTTTGAAATACGCCCCAACTCGCCGTCATCCATGTCCTCAGCAAGATTCCGGTAGAAATCCCCTTCGTCAGTCATGTTGTCGGCCATAGGATCAAAGTCTACGGTAGCGCCGCCTTCCTCATCTAGCTCAATCTCAATGCCGTCGGGCATAATGTCCGACGCAGAAGACATGCCGTTAGGTGTCGCTAAGTCAGCTTCGTCTTGAATAGCCAAAAGCTCCGAATCGTCATTCATACGATCCATCAAAGAGACTACCGGTTGCCTTGGTTCTGCCATGTCCGTGTCCTGTTTTTAAATTCCGCCGGGGTGACGAGAGTAATTTGTCGCGTTAACAATCCCGCTGGGATCAGTAGTCGTCTTCAAAGTTTTAGGGTCTAACCTAGAAAAGTAAAGGTCCGGACCTTCTTTAGGGCTTTCTGCCCGGCGCTCTTCAATAGGACGATCCATAATGCGGTCTAGCTGATCCAAGATTTTTTGGTCAACCATCCTAGTAAGATCACGAGTTGTGTTCATAATGCCCGCGTTACGAAGAATCTTGCGACCAACCGCATTGTTGCGGGTGTCCATAGCAATGTCTTCTCGACTGGCGTTATCCATTGTACGGTCATACTCCTCACCCATAACGCCCATGGCAGTAGACGCTTCGCCACCATACTCGTTTCCGTAAAGAGCCGTGCCCAACGCATGCGCGCGGGCGTCTAATATCTCAGAGGTAGCCGGCATGTCCATACGACCCGTGGGCCGTGATTCGCGACTAAAGTCTGCTGAACCGGGACGCTCGGGGCTTTCCGGGTAACCGTATTCTCTGATCAACCGCTCCTCAAACGTAGGCCCCTCACCGTAATACTCTTCACGATAAGTACTGCCCGGGCGACCAGAGAAACGAATCTCGGATGTATCCGCCATGTACTCGGGCACTTCACCAAACATCTTGTCTTTTGCGTAACTGGCAAGACCTGAGATTCCGCGGCCCACGGACCGCAGCCCTTCGACAAATCCGCCGCCTTGGTCGCCCGTGTCTACGGCAGGACCGCCTTCTCTAAATCCGGGAATCCTTTGCGAACCGACTTCCGTTACAGTAGAGGGCAAAGAAAGAATGCCTTGACCCGCGGCATACGTAGAAGGGTCAATGCCGACATCTTGCAGAACTTGGCGAGTCCTAGCCGCGTCTAAGCCAAACTGAGAACCTATTTGATCCAAGGTCAAACCTTGTCTAGCGCCTTCGTCCAAAACTCGGTACGCAGATTCAAGGTTAGTGTAATCCCCTTGTCCGGTAGCCGCTCCCGGGGTGTACAAGTCGGTTAGGTTGGTAGTGACCGGAGAACCGGTTCCCGCTAAAGGGAAGTTTCCGGCAACTACCGCCGCGTCTACATCCGCCGCAGTTATAACTGAACCCGTATCTAATAAGCCACTTCCGCCTTGAGATATAACCGGATTGATAGAGTTTACTACTTGTTCGGAAGTTAACCCGCCCATAGAATTTGCATAGTCGGAGATACGCTGTCCGGCGATTTCGGTATTAGGAGACCCTAAGTAAATAGCCTGTAAATCTTTTTGGACTTGTGTACGAGAATCCACAATTGGGCACGTCTCGTTTATCCCAACAACGCTGCCGTCCGGGCAAACTTTTGTTAAGGCGGTGTCATCTGTGACCGTGTCATCTGTGACCGTGTCAAAAACAAAATTGCCAGTTCCCGTAGTGCCTAGAACTTGATCCGTGGTCAGCGTACCGGCGGGCGTGACAAAGTTGTCGCCAGTAGTGGATAAAATATTTCCGGTAGAACTGCCGGGAGGAAGGCCCGCTGCCGCCGCCTGCTCAGCAGACAACCCTACCGTCGTGCCCCCAAGACCACTGCCCATGATGTTCATGCCAGTAGACGGGAAGACCGACGTAATATCCATCTCGCCAGATGACGCGAGGGCCGCGTCCCCCATAGTAATGCCCGTAGTAGGCTCACCACTGGGCAAGAATCCTTTAGTCACAACAGGGACGGGGCGGTTCAAAATGCGGTCGTAAAAGGTCACGGCCCGCGGGCCTTCCAACTCGTAAGCTCGGCGTTGTTCAATGCTGTAAGGATCGTAAGGCAGGTACTGACTAAGCTGGGTTTCGTTCATCATAGGACGACCAGCTACTTGCACGTCAGCAAGAGTGTACTGGTCCGGAATAGCCGAATAAGTTACTCCTTCGCCAGAACGGATTGGAGTTAACTGAACTACTCCGGTGCCATCGCCGCCGGCAGTTTCCCCGCCAGCAAGTCCCGACTGGGCTATGCCCCGGTAGTTGGCCTCGTTGACCTTTGACATGGCGTTACGGTAAAGGTCTTCCGGAACTTCGTTATCCAGCATGAACGTAGAAATGGCCTGCGCCGCATAGTCTGGATCTTCTCGAGCGTACTCTTCTTTGATCCGATCAATCTCGGCCATTACTTCTTCAAGTGTTAACGCCATGTCTACCTTCCTCAACCATAATACGCGGCCCGGACATGTGCCGGGTCTTCGTCTTGTTCCCAATCGTCAGTAGGCAACTGTACAAAGTTACCTTGACGATAACGCATCAGTGCTTGAGTGGTACTGTCTACCAAGTCGTCGTGTTCCCCATAAGGAAACGCAGCACACTCTTCGATTAATTCTTGTGCCCATTGCTCGTCCGGCACCCAGATCATCCCAGCCTCCAGAAGCGGAGCGATGGAATGCACCCTAGTTACCTTATCATTGCCACGGGACGGCGTAAAGTTTACCACAGGGATTCCCATATTGCGCAACTCTTGTGTCAACGGGGTCCCAGAAGCTTTAGCCTCGATTATTACGGTTTCGGGGTCCCAATACTTATACTGCTCCAAAGCCATCGCCTTAAGCTCCGGAAAATCCCAGCGACCCTTCTTAGACTCCAGCAAAATCAAATTAGGCTGGGGACCCTCGTCAGGATAGAAAACTCCCCACGTCGTTATCGCACTGTAGTCAGCCGTCTCCCGTTTACTAAACGCGGTATCGTAGCTTTGGATAACATACTCCAAACGAGGAATCTTAGGCTGGTCCCAAACGTTCCACCACTCACGCTTCAAGATTGCGTTCGTGTCGCCAGTAGGCTGCTGCTGATACTGCGCATTCCACTTGCTTGGAGGAATCGACGCCTTTACCGCAATGAGATCTTCAGGAGACCAATATTCCGGCCAAACCGGGTCCCCAGAAGGTAGCTCCATGGGAAACTCAACCACTTCCCACTGGTCCGCCAAAGGATCCTTTGCCATCTGACGCATCAACTGCCCCGTCAAATCCTTTTCCGACCAGCGTGTCATGACCAGAACTATGGCCCCTCCCGGCTGGAGACGCTGTCTTGGTCCGCCCGTGTACCAGTCCCACGCGTCATCGAATCCAGAGTTCGACATAGCGGTTTGCTCAGAGTGCGGGTCGTCAATAATACATAAATCAGCGCCGCGACCAGCGAGGTTACTACCAACGCCAACAGCATAGTACATGCCACCGCGAGAAGTATCCCATCGACCACTTGCCTTTGAGTCCGCTGCCAATTTAGATTCGGGAAAAATTTCCGCATAATCGTCTCTCTCAATAAGATTCTTAACCTTTCTGCCAAAACCAACCGCAAGCTCCGTGGTGTGCGTAGCCTGAATGATCTTCATCGCAGGGTTCCTTCCGACCATCCATGCAGGAAACAAGAAACTCGCGAATTCGCTCTTGGTATGACGAGGCGGCATGTTGACAATCAAGCGCTTTAGCTTGCCATTGGCCACCGCTTCAAGCTTCTCGGAGATGATCCGGTGGTGCTTTCCCGCAATGAACTCGGGCCACAGGGTTTTGACAAAAGTCAGGAAGCTAGTCTGGCAATGCTCAACACGCTCGAGCTGCGCTAAACGAAGTTCTAGCTTTAATCGGCGCTCATCGGCCTCGTCCAGTGCATCGGGTAGGTTATCTGACATCGTCTATGTCCATAGGATCAAGAAAGAGTGGCGTCCGGGGTCCCACATAAGCCCCTAGGACGTTGTAATCAATGTATTCAGCAGCTTCTTCGTGGGTCATGCCGGAGTCTACCAAGATATTGACACACTTTTCGAGGTCATAGACTGCAATATCGTCGTCCCCGGCCCGCGAGCCTA